CACGACTAAACTTGTGTGGTACGTCATCAAGATACTTTAATATTTCGTTGATTTGATCGATATGAAATGGTATTTGCATTTAACACTTCCAGTTCTTTAAAGATGGTTTGGCTCGTTCTGTTTGTCGTGCTTTTTCATTTCTTCTTAACTTTTTTCTTTTCAGCTTCACGTTTCTCAGAATAAGCTATCTCTACTGCCTGCTTAACTGGCTTGCCACTCTTAATCTCTGCTTTAACGTTCTTTTTAAACGCTTCCTTGCTCGTAGATTTAGTAAGTGGCATGATTATTGTCCGTGAATAATTGCTAAGTTCAATTTAACTGCTTCTGATAATGAACCACCAGAAATATTGTATAAGCTAATTGTTGCTACACCTGTACCAACATTAGATACAAATGCAGTATAAGTACCAGCAGTTGCAATACCACCTGATACGTTCACAATTAACACATCTCTTGCAGATAATAATGAATTGTTTAATGTAAAGCTAACAATTGCTCCAGCAGCTAAAGCAGCATTATTCATAGTGATTTGAACATTGCTTGTATTAGCAGTTACGGCAGTTGCTTTGCTTGTTAATTGAGTTACTGTGCTTTCAGCAGCAGTTGAATAACCTAATTGTTGATTTGCGAAACAAGTATCAAATACTGGATCGCTGACTGCTACACCTGTATAAGCCATAATTATTTTCCTTTAATCTTTTCAAGTTGTTTGATTTGACTAACTGCTATCTTTTTAGCAGCAGCTAGTCTAGTCCGATTTGCCTCGATTTCTTTAGCTCGCTGAAGTGTTCTTAAATCATCTTCGGCTTGCCAACGCATATGTTCGGCAGTTTCTTTTGCTTCGGCATTAGCTAACTTCATCAATGATGGAGTTTTTCTAGTAGCCATTATCTGCCTCTGTTACCAGAAGAAATGTTCTTTTCTTTAGGCATTGGCACACCGTTTACACGCACAGGTTCGGCTTTTGGGCCAGCAGGAGGTTCAATCATTGGCTTAGTACCAATACGGCACTCGTCTGCATAATCAGCAGCACGTTGCAAATGACCAGGATCTTTTAATCCTGTTTTGCCTTCTTTATCTTTTTCCTTAGTTGATTCATACTTCATTTTTTTGGATGAATCGGACATATCTTTAACGTCATAATCTTTCATTTTATTTTCCTTTGCAAAGAAATCTCAACATGAGATAACTTAGTATAAATCAATTTTTACCATTCCACCAATATTTTCTGCTATTTCTATCGTAATTTTTTTAAAACATCTGTCATCAATCTCCAACGCTTCACACATACCGTCTAAACCTGATTTCATGCTTGCTAACATATTATCTAAGTCCATGTGTCTGCGATTAGGTTTATAAAAAATAATATGCATTTCTTTGTAATCAGATTTAGGTATATTTGCCATTTTAGTTAGCCAGTAACAATCTGTCTTGTAAATTGCTTTTTTCTTAGCTTTTACATGTAAATGAGCACTTGAATTAGGATTTAACTCCTTATATGGCCAAGCAAATGTCAGCATTTTAATAATTCTTCCGTACGTTCAAGTAAGGTTTGCTCGTCAATGCCATAGCGAGCTTCAAATCCTTTTCGCCCAAGTCCGTGAACACCACTATTGCCTCTGTGATGTTCTGGGCAGAGTCCAATGACATTTGCGAGCTTTCTTTTTCCTCCCATCCGTCTGATATGATGGATTTCGCATGGTGTATCATCGTAGCCAAGTACGGATTTACACAATATACATCCCAGTCTTGCAACTTTGCCATAATGTTCCTTTTCTGATTTAGTTACCATGATTAGCGAATTCTCCACAATATTTATTTCTTATTTCTATTGCAACTAATTCTGCTAATTCTAAATTATCAAATAATCCAATATGTTTTTTTTTGCCATCAATTTTTATTTGAACTCTCCATTTTTTTACAGTTTTATTCCAACTTATGTTTTTAATACCTGAAGTATTATCTTTTCGTAATTTTGCGTTTTGACCATTTTGTGAATAAGTTGCTTCTCTTAAATTTTCAATAGAATTATCTAATTTATTGCCATTAATATGATCTATACATTGTGGCAAATAATTATGATGCATTAAAAATATAAGCCTATGATTTGCAAATCGTTTGCCATTTATTTGAGCATATAAATATCCATTAGAATTCAAAGTTCCAACTTTTTTTCCTATTAATTTTTTATATTTATGATTTTTATAATAAAGTTTACCATCACAATATACAAATAATTTATCCAATAATTCTTTATTAATCATAATGTTATCGATCTTCATTAGCTAAATTCTCTGCAAATCGTTCAAGTTGTAAAGCAATGTCGCTTATATCTACAGCAATTTCATAAGCTCGTATTGAATCTAATTCTTTACAAGCAATTTCATATTGTTTAATTAAATGCAACAGGATTTGGAATGGATGGTTCATAATGTAGCTCTTTCTAATTGTCTATTGGATGCTTCTTGTGATCGCCATATGTCAATTTTCATTTGTGCTGCAATTAACTGCCAGCGTAACTTTTCTTCTACCTCAACAGCAGTTCTTAATCCTTCTAGCAACTCCTGATATTCCAAGTTAGCATAAGCATCACGTTCTTGAGCTGCCATTGTTTCAACTCCTTTTAACTGTGCTATTTGCATTAAAAGTGCTTTTTTAGACTTTCTAAATTCTTCGATATAAATACGTTCCGACTTAGCTTTTGCATATTTGCCAGCGTTTTTAAGTAAAAATTCCACGACTTTATTAGGATTTTCCATTAATTTCCTTAAAATAATAATGATTGAGTTGCTACTTTGCCACCAGAGTCATATCTTTTAGTATCACCTTTTGGATATGGTTCAGATTTATATAAAAGTTTTGAATTTAATATTTTTTTATCGTTTTTAGTTCCATGAAAATAGATATAACGATGTTTTCTACTTCGTTCTGTGTAATAAAAATCATCACCATATTTTTCTTTTATTGATTCTAAAGTCATGCCATCGCTTATAGTTTTACTATGTTTATGCTCTAAACCTTTTATAGTCCAATCAACTCTATTAGCTGATAAACCTGTGTATAAAAAATTAGTAGCTTGATAAACATAACCTATATGTCCTTGTTCTGTATCAGCATAAGAAACAATAATGGTAGGTTTTGGAAGTAATTTAATTGAATTAGCGACTAAATAACTAGCTTGATTTTTATCATTTTCTAATAAACAAACTCGATTTAATTCTAAAACTTTGTCAGAATATTCTTTTCCACAAATACCCATACATAATGATGGACTAGCAGGTATTCCATATGTAATTACACCTACTAAAATATTATCTTTATATAAACCAAAAGCATACATAATTTGTGGAATACGTTTTGCATAGTGTTTTTTTAATAACCATTCGTAAGTTTCTTCATTTTTAATCGGAAGAACTTTCATAACATCACCAAAGAAAAATCTGATTCCTGAAATAAACCCGGTAAATTTGTATTTAAATCAATTTTCCAAAGATTTATGTTTTTTGATGCTTTATAACCAACATGGTTTAATTTACCTTTAGACCAAGTTCCATATTGATTAAATCCTATTTTTTTCCAAAAATGATTACTTTCTAAATCTTCTCTACAACGCAAAGTAAATCCTTTACGATTGAATTCATTACAAAAATCTCTGCATACAGTTATTAATGCAGTTCCATATTGCAATCTTCTAGCGTCATTTCTGACTGCAATTTGTTGAATTTTTGCGTAAGTATCTACTTTTTTACCAGGTGTAATAAACACATAACCAACAGCATCATTGTTTGCTTCACAAATTAAAATAATAAAATTACGACTTCCACCCCAAACCTGACTTTCTATAGTAGTTTTTGGAATAAAACCTACAGCATAAGAATTTTCTTTTTGTAATTTATCAACTAAAAGTAAATCTTTTACAGTTGATGTTCTTACTGAAATATCACCTAATTGGTATAAATTTTGAATAATTCCTGTAGAACAATCAAATTTTCCTAAAAAACTCATTAATTGCTCTCCAAATAATTAATAATTGGTTGTTGAAAACTCTCTGTAAACTGCTGACTTTTTCTATCAAACCACAGTCCCAAAGTACCTTCCCAATCACCATTTCGTTGTTTTGCAGTAATTAAAAATGTGTCTGGTTGCGTATTGTCAGCAATCCTGTTTTGTTCTGTTTCTCTTTCTTTAATACGGTTTCTAGCTATAAGCACGACATTGTCTGCCAAATCGGTGATAACTCCAGAACCTTTAATATCCTTTTTTTCAGCAATTCGATTACTTTCTCCACCTTTACGAATGTGATGGACTAAGTGAATATGCATCTTTGTTTCTTTAGCAACATCGCATAAAGCATCTACCAAGTCTTTTTGTCCGTTAAAGTCATCTTCTCCTCTGACTAACTTCATCATCGAGTCTAAAATAATGTGATCGCATTTTAAATGCTGTTTTGCATAACGACATAAAGCAATAGCTTGCCAAGCATCTAACCTTCCTTGATGGTCAAATAAATAGGCTTTATCCTTCTTCCACTCCATAAACTGTTCAATATCGTAATTAGACACGTTTAATGAACCTATAGCTTGACGAACCATGCGAGATAAGGTCTTAGTAGGTGTCATCTCTAAAGAAGCCGTTAAAACCGTTTTATGGGCTTTTAAGAGTGATAGTTTCAATTGACCAAGAATCAATGATTTTCCTGAACCGTTTTCTCCAGCCCAAATTGTCAGCTCTGAATGTCTTAGTCCGACAAGCTGGTCTAGTTTCGCAAAAGGAAGTTTATCGCCTTCTATACCTAAATGACGGTTTTTAAAATAAGTTTTAATGTCATCTTGAAATATGGACTTTTCTTTAATCTGGTACATGATGTCGTGATATTCACGATACTGCTCTAAATCAATGTTTACTAACATGAACTTCG